CTTGCCCCGCCCCTCCCGTCGCTCCGACCCCAAGAGCGATGCCAGGAGGCGTCGTGTCAGCTGTGGCGGTTCGGATCTGGTAAGCCGTCCATGCGGAAGAAACCCCGCCACCCCAAGCGCGCAACCGAAAGCGATACTGGACCCCATCGGCGAGGTAGCCAGAACGCACCTTGTCCTCGCCCTCAACGGACATGAGCGATTGCGGACCCGTGGAGCCAGAGACCCTCTCCCACTCCAGCTCATAGGTCAGCGACGACGAGACATGATCCCAAGTCGCAAGCGCGTAGGCTGCGGAGGAACCGCCGCTGACCGTCTCTGTCTGGATCACGACGCCGAAGTTAACCGGCAGTGGCACCGCGCCGGGAGGAATGATGACAACCGACGATCCCGGCTCACCCTCTTCCGTCGCGCTGTCGAAGTCGTACAGGCCCGGCGTGACGACGATCCCGCTGAATGACACGGTCATGTCGCGCAGGGAGACCGTCACCTTCGAGGTGATCTCAATCACCGCATCAGCCAGCTTCGGCGCATAGCGCACGCGAACGAACCGCTGATACGACGGATCATTGTCGAGATCGTAGTGCGCGGTGATCGTCACCTTCCGGCCATTGCGCCGGGTGAAGGCAAGCTTCTGCAGGCGCTGGATGTGGTTGTGCCATTGCACCGCCACGTTATCGACGGTCAGAGTCCGTTCCGTGTCTTCGCCGACATAGGGATCACCATAGATGGCGGCATCGTTGGTATTGTAGAGGTCGTTCGGGTCGGTGAAGCGCCCGCGAACCGCCAGGACAGTCGTCGACGGATCGACATTTCCGTTGAGGGCAAAAGCCTTGATATTGTCGCGCGTGAAGATAACGGTCGGGGCGACATATTTCCCCGCATGCACACCAATCTTGCCATCCGAACGCTCATAGACGACGAGCTCGGCCGCCTGGTCGATCGTTCTGCCGACTTCGACAGGATCGCTATTGGCTCTAAACCACAACCCACCGTGATAGCGCCTTCCCGACCCGCCGTTGCGATCGGTGACGATCTCGTCGCAAACGTCAGCCGCGACTATCCAGTCGGACATATACATGTCGTCGAGCGAAAGCTTGCCGCCATACGGGCTGGTCAGGTGCCAGAGGCGCATGAGCGCAAGGTTGCGAGAATAGGCCTTCAGGCCTAGCCGAGGATCGTAAAGCGGCTTGCCATCGATGACGGCGGAATGCTCTGGCATCTGGTTGGGATAGACCTCCAGATAGGAAGCGCTCGCCGCTGTCTGGCATCGCATCAGGATCGAGGCCAGACCGTCGCCACGGTGATTGCCGCCCCAGATCGACGGGAAAGCAGCCGCGACATCGCCATAGGCCGTCTCAAGGTCCAAGCCCCGGCGTGTCTGGATGTTCACATAGGGCGTGCTGCCCTTGTGAAAGTGATCCGGCGAAAGCACCGTTCCATTGCCGTCGAGCGTCACGGCCTCGTCATGCAGGTAATGCTGGACGTACCCGTCGATCGTGTGACCCGCGGTTACAATGATGTGGTATGCCGTGCCGTCCTTCTGCTCGAGGAAGATATAATCGCCTGCCTTCTTGACCCGGCCGAGGACGATCGGGAGCGAGGGAACGGACTGCTTGAGATTATAGGTTCCGTCTTCCGGCTTCGGCACCGATGGCTTTGGCGCGAGCGCCTTCGAAATCAGCGTCGCGCCAGCCACCAGGCCACCATAGCCAAGCGCCAGCGTGCCGAGATAGAGAGCGTTTGCGGCAGCCACGGTCGTGCCAAGCGACGACACGATGAGTGCGCCGAGGCTGATGATATCGGGCATGTTTCAGATTTCCCAAATTGCCAGCGGTTTGGCGGAAAATGCGGAGATGCCGGCCTTCGAGCGAACCAGCCATTGCCGGCCGTCGAAGATGGCGCCCCACTGTCTTTCGATGTTCGTCGAGCTGCCTATGACGCCGATTGCGCCGGCACTCGGACGCGGAGCGACATGGCCTCGGATGGAATGCACGCAAGCACCTACCAGCGAGACAACCCCGCCAGTCTCCGCGATGATGCGACGGAAACCATCTTCGCTGTCGTATGTGCCTCTCAGGTGCGCAGCTGGATCGGGGTGACCCAGCCACATGGCCCACGAGGCCAGAAACATGCAGCAGTCGACCGTACCGGGCTGCCATGGCCGCAGCGCATCATGCTGCAGGAAAGCGGACAATGTCACCAGCTCGGCCATCTGATCGTTCGATCCTTGAGACCGGGCATTCGTTCGCAAAACTTGTCGTCAGGCATCGTCGGATTGAGAACCTTGGCCCTAGCCCGCTGGTCGACATCCGAAAGGACAGCCCCGCTGGAGACCGAGCGGAGCGTGAAGCGGTTCGCGACATCGACTTGAATGGTCGAGCTGATGCTGTCGTCCGATGCCTGATCTACGAAGTTGAGGTTAGAAATCGTTCCGGTGAAGCGGACCAGAGGCGTGCCGATCGGCTGGTCTCGATCGTCACACTTCTGCAGCAGGATCTGGAACGGCGAACCGGCGATATTGCCTGCTTGGTAGTCGGCCCAGACCGAGTTACTGGTCGCCTCGTCCACGCCATTCAGCACCAATGACAGGGTGAAGGCCTCGGCGTTGATGGCGGCCTCGATCTGAGAAAGGGCATCCTCGGTCAGGACGCAGGAGCGATACATCTCGCCATCCGCGTCCAGGAGCGGCCCGCCAGACCCATCCCAAAAGCGGATGACGCCCGAGGGCAGAAACACCCGGCAAAGAACCCGTAGCGAAGCGACACCCATCAGATCAGCCCTAGCGCCAGGTCATTCCAGTAGTCGGTCGCTTCAAGGAAGCTCACGGACGGATAGGTGCTCTTTTTCACGGCGTCCGCCTGCAGGTCCATGCCTCGATCGTCGGCAAGCCGGCAGAGACATGTCGGGCGATCGAACTCAAGATCCGAGCCGCTCGGGATAAGTTCGCGTACGGTCGGCCAAATAGGGACCGTCCAAACGTCACCGTCGATATCGATCGCGGGACCGGTCTCATAGAGAGCATTGTTGAAAGAGAAGCGGACGCCAGCAAGGTTGGCGGCAGCGTTGATGATGCGAAGGCGGATCACGGTCGACCCGATCGGCGTCAATCCTTCGGAGACGATCGATATCGCGTTCTGCTCATATGCGGTGTCGTCGTTGAACGGCGTATCGTCGTCATGAGGCACCTCCCCGGTGGCCTCAAATGCGCCCGATGCATACGGAGCCGACAACGAGCTGCGGACGGGAACGGCTACGAGGCCAACGCGCCCGGCCAGCTTCTGGCGAATTGCCTGCCATGTCAGCCACTGGTCGCGGTCACGGTTTTGAAGGATCACGTTGTTATAGGCGATCGACCAAAACCCAAGATCCGTCCGAACGGAGCGCTCCACGCCACCTAGGGACTTTCCCCCGGTTCTCGTAAACGGGACGAGGTTCGGCGAGATCTGCTGCGGACGCAAGACACAGATCGGCCAGGCGATGATATCAACCATTTCTATAATCACCGCCGGCTGTGTTATTCTGGTAATTCGCCATGGTTGGCACGACTTGCTGACTTGCCGCCGAGACGATTTTTGGGCTTGCGGATGACACGGTATCTTCGCTGACCGCTTTGACGAAGGGCATGAGGTTGCCGCTGTTGTCGACGTCAACACCCACCGTCACATGCACGGCAGAACCGCCACCCATTTTCGTTCCTCGTGGCAGGACGACCTCCCCACGCTGCAGGATGGCCGGGATCTCTCCGGGCTGCAGGCCGGCAACGCCACCAGTGTGATACCGTTTGGCGCCGGAGAACACCGATGGGGAGACGGCTCGACCGTGGCCATAACCATCCGACCCGGCGACGCCGCCGCTATGGAGGATGCCAGGGATCAGCAGCCCGCCGAACAATCCGCCCTTTCCGCCACCGAACAGACCGCCACCGCCGAACAGGCTATCCAGAGACACATCTAGGAGCTTGTCGATGACGCGATCGAGCGCGTTTGCAAGGGCTTCCGTCGCGGACTTTCCGCTGCGAAGATCCGATATAAACCCACCAACGACATCACGGCCGAGATCTCGAAACGATTCCGCCGATTTCTTCAGCTGGTCCTGCGACGCCTTCAGGCCCTCCGTTGCAGCGGAGGCCTTGGCATAGTTCCCGGCGAGTGCTTCTATGCTTGCCGCAAGCTCTGGCGTGACAGTGACGCCTGCCTTTTGTGCTTCAGACAGCAGCTGCTGCTGGATTTTCGCCTTTTCGACAGCGAATCCGTAATCGTTGACCAGCGGGTTCAGCCTGGCCTGTGCAGCATACTCGGCGTTCAGGACGTCGATGCGCTTCTGGATTTCCGCCACGTCACCCTGAAACACTTCGGTCGGAGAGCGCTTCTTGGTGGCGGAAAGCCCCGCGTCGGACATCGAAACGCCAGTACCGGACAGGTAAGCCTGCGCCTCATCCTTTCGGCGACCGGGATTCGCGGTGAGATTAGCGATCGCCTGCGCGACCTTTGCCGGGCCGCCGCCTTCGTTGATCGCCTTGACCACGGCATCTGGGAGAGAGCCATAATTGTAGGCAA